TCAAGTAAATTTAATTCTGTGTGTGTAGAAGTAACAGCTCCTGATATGTTAGGAAATGTTGCTTTTACTGTTGATTTGACAAGTCTTATATGGTCATCACCCTCATTAACAGGATCACCTGCTGCTGGGTTTGAGCTATTAAGACTGTCTATGTATGTTCCTGTTTCTAATCCCATAAAGTTCTCCTAAAATGCTAATCCTACTGTTCCATTAGTTCCTACGATAGGGTGGTCTGCCCATGCTGCATAAATATATTCATAATTTGTCCAGTTGTGCATACCATCGGTATCTTTTAATTTAAATCCATTAGAATAAATATCTAAATCTCCACTACTACTGCTCTCAGCTGAACCTGTATTTATCTGTAATTTTTGCTCTACCAAGTTTCCTTGTCTGCCTTGTCCACCTGATGATGTAATTTGAGTACAAGCAGTATCAGTAATCTGCCAGTTTTCATTACCATCTGTTCTTTTAATAATAATTATTTTAGGTCTAAAGCCTGTATAAATCATAGGGCCATCTGCACTATCTGTCATTCCTGTATATGCACCAAAGTGAGAAAATCCTTTTACTTGTGCGAAACAATAAGCGACCATAAGGCTTGAAGATTTGTTGGTTGAATTGCTTGTTCCTACTGAAAACACACTTGATGTAGGTTTTGTATCATTCCAAAAAGTATTGTCATCTGCATTATTAGATGCTGTATTTAATGACATATAATCAGTTTCAGTATCTGATGTTGTTATTGTTGAGCCATGATATACACCCCAATCGTGTCCAGCAGACCTGTTTTTTACAATAACAAATTTAGGTGCAACACCTAACCCATGACCGATTGTTGCATTAGCACCTGTGCCTGTCCATTGAACAATAGAAAATCCAGCAGTAGTATTAGCTTGTACTGTTGATGTTATTGAGCCATCAGAGTTCGATGCAGTCGTTCCACCATTAGCTTTCCATGTCCAACTACGAAAGTAATTACCATTTTTATTTCCTATTGGATCACTAGACATATTTGCAATAGTAAATCCATTTGTATCAAAAGAAGTTAAAGCAGCATCAATAACTGCTCCAGCATCATTACCATTTTCTGATGTTGCTGCTGAGCCTTTCAACCATCTTTTAATACCACGACTAGAATCATAAATACCAAAAGCATGAGCCTCTGATCTATCTTTATGCCAAACCATATCTGGTTTAAATCCTAATCCTGTTACACTTACAGCAGAACTACTCCCTGTGTATGTCGATGCTTCACAATGTGCTGTTGGTTTTGCTACAGTTGTATATGCCATATTATTCTCCTATCCATAATCTTTAATATTCTTCGTACATATTGAATAAAACCCAGATAAAGGACTGTACTCAAATGAACCATTACCACCATTGTCTGCGACTGCTGATGATACTGCTGTCGTTCCAAATCTTCCCTCGCCAAAGTTTACTTGGCATTGAGGTGCACCATTAAATCCAAATAGAGATACTGCTGGTATATAAAATTCATCTCCAACAGTAAAGGTAACATGAGGATATGTTCCAGAGTTAGGAACACCTGTGCCACTACCACTATTCATAACAGTACCATTAATACCCCACCATGCTTTACCATTATCTAAATCTAACCAACATTGTATAATGTCATTGACTGCTGGTGTAACTCCCATGTCTGCAACAGCATCTGCATTGTTGTGTCTTATTTTTTTAATTATTTGTCCTGATGAATTACCTGCTGCAAAAGCCCATGAGTTTGCATCATCTCCATCTCCAAGACCTTTATTTTCTCTTATGTTTTTACTTGAATCTAAACCACCATTCCTAACAAAACCTACATATAGATAACCACCTGTAGTAGAGTATTTCGTTTCCCAATACCATTTACCACTATTCATACCTAGTGTTGCACAAGTTATCTTTGATGTATAAGAATCATTAGGGTGGTCTATTTGTGTACCACCATGACTAATAGTATTTTGCTGACCAGAACCAGAATGATTAGGATTAAAAGTAGCAAAGGTATTACTAGGTGTTGATACTGATTGTTTTAAATCTCCAGATACAGTAAAGGTGGCACTATTGCCACTACTGTCTGTGCCTAATGCACCAGAATTTTCAAACTTTAAAAACCAACCATTTGTTCCTACTGTATATGATGGGTTTAAGATCGGTTTCCATTCTCCAGTAGTAGAATCTGTTTCTCCAAATACTGTCGGAGCTAATTGTGATCCATCAACATTATGTATATGTGCTAGATAACCTTGAAATACATTGCTGCCACCACCTGATGTTCCAATGACATGACCAACCGAAGTACCAGCTTGTTCTTTATTCCAATTATAATCTGTGTTTTGAGATATATATGTTGCAGTACTAAAAGAAAGCATTTGCTCTCCATTAACATAAATTTTTAATCTGTCTGCTGCTGTGCTTTGTGTCGAATCTCCAGCTACTACTATGTGATACCATGATGACATATCTCTAAATTTTCTATTCGTGATAACATTAGTAACTACTCCACCACTTTTATAATCTAAAATTTCAAAAGTATTATCATTCCTTAATTGAAATTGAAAATCATCATTACCACTATTACCATAGTTAGTCATTATTACTTGATTAGATGATATCTTTGTTCTTTTTATCCAAAACGATACTGTAAATTTATCGGCATTTGTTGGTGTACTTGTAAAATCTCTTGTTAAACTACTAGTCATTTTTATGCCTCGTTAAATTGTCCTGAATTATTCATTCCTACTGATATAGTTATACTAAATGCTCTGTCTGCTGTTTGACTCTCTGCATCAGTTGCCCTTAATGTAAAGTTATAAGTCGTTTCACTTGTCGGACTAGGAGCTGTGCCTGTTATTGCTCCTGTCGATGAGTTAAGCGATAAATTCATGGTACTCGCTGGTGTGTCAGAGTTGCTTGTCAAAACACTTGTGGTTTCTGAAAAAGCAATCGTACTATCACCTGATGCTGCAACTGTAAAACTTACACTAGCACCTGCTGCCACAGTTCCTAAACTACCAGCACTTGTAGTCCATGAAGGTGCATCTGATACTGTAAGTAATGCTGATGAACTACGAGCTGCTAAGCCATCAGGGTTCTCAACTCTAATAAAATATGTGCTATCTGTTCCTATTGTAAAATTTGCAACTGCTGTAGTTGCATTAGTAAAAGAAACTGAGTTTGGAGTAAAAATTGCTCCTGTAGAACTTATAGCTTCTACATGAAGTCCTGTTACAAAATTTGTACCTGTAACTGTTATTGATGTTGCATCATTACCAATAGTTGATGGACTAATTGAAGATACTGTTGGATATGTTGCTGTTGCTGTCGTTACAAAACTTGTTACCCCTGAACCATTGGTTTGCAATACCTGTCCATTTGAACCATCAGAAGTAGGTAATTTTATTAAAGTTCCACTACTGTTTATCATATTAGAAATATGATGTATGTAATTACCCATGTGTGCATGACTGCTACATTGATAGTACAACAAGTTTGGAGTGTACTCATCTACTTGTATTTGAGTATATGCTCCACTTGATCCTGGTGTACCATTAGTTGTTACATTAGTTGTGTAAGCTGTGCTTTTTGCAGCATCTAAATAAAATCTCAATGGGTGAGTGCTATTGCTAGAGTCTGATTGGTCAAACCTATAGTAATAAGTTTTGCCTGTATCTGCACCATCAAAGTTTAATACAGCACCCTCAACTCCATCAATCGTATATGCACTACTAGAACCTACTCCTGTATATGGGTGTGCTGATGTTTTGGTAATTACTTTAACTTCAAACGATATAGGAGAAGATGAACTTCCCCAATCTGATTTATAATCTTTACCTCTTGTTCTTTCAACAGTACCAGATTGTCCTGATGTATTTTGTGTGCCTGTAGCATTGACACCAGGTAGATCAATATTTGCTGTTCCATCAAAAGATACACCACCAATATTTCTTGCAGTTTCTAATGCTGTTGCAGTCGCTGCATTACCTGTGGTAGAACCTGATGTGCCACTTACATTACCTGTAACATTTCCTGTAATGTTTCCTGAAAAAGTACCTGACAATACATCTGTATTGGAATTAAAAGTTAATCCTGATGCTGTCTTTGGCCCTAAATCCCCAGTCGCTGCTGTTGTAAATAAGGGGAAACAAGTAGTGTCTGAGGATTCATCTGCGACAGTAATTGCAGTTGGTACATAAGTTGATGATGCTTTTGCATCTAATTGTGTTTGTATATTTGATGATACATTGTTTAAATATCCAAATTCTGTGTTTGATATTGTGCCATCGTGTATTTTAGTTGCATCTATTGCTGCACTTGTATTGACATCTGCATTGACTATAACCCCTGTTCCTATAGCTGATGTGCCTGTAACATTACCTGATCCATCGAAACTTGCTGATGTCCAAGTAACATCTCCTGTCATACCTATGGTGCGACCTGTAGCTAGAGCAGTTGCTGTACTTGCATTTCCTGTTACAGCTCCTGTTACATTACCTGTTAAGTTTCCAACAAATCCACCTGTTCCAGTTATTGTTCCTGATGATGTAATGCTTGTAGCAGTTAGATCAGGCATATTAGCTGCAATATTAGCTAGTGTTACTTTTAAGTTAGAACTAGACTGAACAATAGGGAATACTGCACTACTTAATGGTGTCGTGGTTGCTGTAAAATCTGTTATTTTCTTAGTTGCCATTTATTGTACTGTCCAAGTGGTTGTCGATACTACTGGTGCATCTTGCCAATTACCAGGTGCTATATCTGTTTTATCTTCTTGTTGTATTAATTCATTATCTTCGGTTGCTATCAAAAACAAGTTATCTTCTGTTTCGATATAACCTTGTGCTGTTTCAGGTACACTTGTCCAAGAGGTACTGCTTGTGCTTACAGTTGTCCATGTAGTCATTAGTAAGCTCCATAGTCAATTCTTGTGGTTGGTGCTACTCCTGAATGTCGATCTCTTTCGTTAGATCGTATAATATCATCTTTGGCTCTATCATATAAGCTAGACCAAGTTTGTAATCTTTTATCGTTGTATAAATAAGGTTCTGCTTCAACTAATGCACCATAAAGATAAGCATCAGGGTGATAAGTAAGCATATCATTGGTCGTATTAGAATCTGATAAAGCTGTAAAATACTTATAATACAACATTTCTATTTCGTAAACCCCATCAGGTATTGGTCTTAGTTGAAAGTTATTACCAATAATTGAATATGCTTTTGGTTTACCTGTATTGCTACCACCTCTAACTCTATCCATTTGTTCAGGTGTCATATACTCTAATGCTGTTTTAGGATCAGTATTAAGCTGTATATTCCTCATAGCTATAAAATTATCAGGTAAAGAATAATATTCAGTATCTGCTATTGTGTTTGCAGTTACTCTAGTTTCCATTCTTCTAATCTTAAAATCTCTTCTATGTCTTGCTTCTGCAAGTGCAATAAATTCAGGTATTCTGTCATCTAAATCAGTTCTATCTAACCAATTAGATATTGCTGTTTTTAATTCTGCATAAGTTGTAATTGCCATTTTTGTTTCCTAAAATCTTTTTTTAAATGAGATGCCTTTGTAATCTCTATCAATATCAATATCTATAAAAGAATCTTCATCTATTGGTTTTCTATGTTTTAATTTAATATTTTTGACAATATTTTTAAATGTTTTTGCTTCATCTCTTCTAAAAGGTTGGAAATCACTATATGTTGTACTACCAAAATCATTTCCTTTTGTTCTATAATTTTTTTCTTTTTTAAATTCAAAAGGCATTATATTCTCCTGTTGGTTGTTTTTAAATACCTATATTCAGGACTATTTATTAATTTTCTAACCCCTTCTTTGTGATTAGGATTAAACAAATCAACCCCATATTTATTCTTCCATTCATAATAAACAGTCATAGGAATCCTTGCAGATAACCTAAATTCATCTTTTATGTGATGATCTTCCTGTTGTAGTTTCTTGTTAGAATCAATAAGGGGTTGTATGTTTTGGATATGTTCGATAGCCATTTCTTTCGTTGGTTCATGCCAATGAAAGATTTGATTGTCATCGAGCTTTCTTCTCATTCGCTAAGTTCCTGAACATAAACAGTAGGAGTGCCACTACCATGTATGGTAGCCATTTTCATGCCACCATCTACTTTAAAGATAATAGACTCATCTCCTGCCATGTAAATAGAGGAAGCAGCTACTGCTGTAGGATTTGCTCCAAACTCTATAAATACAGGGCCAGTAGTTGTTACTCTTACATATTCAATAGAAGCATTAAAAGCCGATGTTTGTGCTGATGTACCACTTGTTGTTCTTGTGTGATTTGCTATAACTCTATAACCACCTAGCCAATTTGCCATGTTTATCTCCTAATTACAAATGTAACTAATAATTTTTTAGCACCAGTAGAACCACCATCGGTAATCATTTCAATAGTGCCATCTTCTTCAACTCTATTAGCTGCTGTTGGCTCTGCTGAGTCTACAGTACCTGCTGCTGATCCTGAATGTGCAACTGTTATGCCACCACCTGTTACAGCAGTACCACCAATCTCAAAAGTAATTGCAGCATTTCCACCACTTATAGCTCCTTGTAATGCAGTAATAATTTTAATAATTTTACCACCATCAGGTACAGCTACAAATGTGCTTGATGCAGTAGAAATATCTTCTATTTCTCCTGTTAAAAAATAATCGTTTAATGTTCTCATTAAAGTTCTCCATGTCAATAACCCTCGTTCCGAAGAGATACCTTCTTCAAGGTCATTATTAATTTGGTATCAAA